ACACTTTGCTGGTAAAGCTACAGATCCTAGATATTTCAATAAAAGATCTGAGATGTGGCTAAAGATGGCTGAGTGGGTTAAACGTGGAGGAGCTCTTCCTAAGTGCAATCAACTTAAAAAAGAGTTAATTTCTGTCCAATACTTTCTTAAAAATGGTAAGTTAGCTCTAGAAGAAAAAGACCAAGTAAAGAAAAGACTAGGCTTTTCTCCAGATATTGCTGATGCTCTAGCTCTAACCTTTGCAATGGATGACATGCCAGCAGCAGACGAGTTTGAGTACATCAGAAAGATGAACGGAGAAAATCGTTTAGAATCGGAGTATGATCCTTTTGCAAACATTTGACTACGAATACGCATTAGAAGATTTCCATTTATTTTACCCTCATGCCATTGAGCTATTTAAAGAGCATCATAGAGAAGTTGATCTATTTGGTGCGTCATTAGATATTGATGTACATATGTATCGACGTATGCAAGATGCCGATGCTTTAAAAGTATTCACTGTAAGAGAGTGGGGAAGGCTGATAGGCTACTGCGCTTTCTTCCTTTACCCTCATTGTCATCATAAGACTAGCATCCACGCTAAACAAGATGTACTATTTATAAAGAAAGACAAAAGAGGAAAAGGCTTGTCTTTTTTGAAGTACTGTGAATCTCAGCTAAAAGATATGGGAGTACAGGTTATACATCAATCTGTACCCTGCCAAAATGACTGGAGCAAAGTACTTGAATACTTAAAATACGAGAAGTTAGAGATAACCTATATTAGGAGATTGTAATGAGCGGTGGTGGAAATCCTTTCGAGTCAGCAATTGAGGATATCAAAAATGTTACAAAATCTGCTGAATCAGCAGTTAAAGTAGCTTCTGCAATATTTAATCCTACAGCAGCAGCAGCTAAGGGAGTGACCAAAGCTTTTGGAGGTAAGGGGGATTTTGTCTTCGATCCAGTAGGTACTACAGCAGCAGAAACTGGAGAGGCATTGGTAGATAAACCAAAAGCTGCAAAAGAAGAAGCTAAAAGAATTGCAGGAGAGACAGCAGCAGCACAGCGAAAAATGATGTCAGATATTGAATCTAGACAAAGACAAGAAGGAGCAGAGTCAGAAGCTTCTGAAGCTTTGCTCAAAGCTAGAGCACGTCAAAGACGAAGATCTAGGACTACTGGTAGGGAATCTACAATTTTAAGTCAATCTCTCGGAGGAGTCGGAGGAGATTCTGGAGGGAGAAAAGGTTTATTAGGACTGTAACATGATGGAATATGGATACAATTACAATAGTGCTTTGTCTAAACGTCAAAGACTAGATGTAATTGAAGCTCAGCTTAGAAATGAAAGGACAAGCTTTCGCAATTATTGGAGGGAGCTATCTGACTATATTCTTCCAAGAAGAGGTAGATTTTTTGTATCTGATGTTAATGATGGTCAGAATAAAAGATCTATGATCATTGATGCTACAGCAAGCATGGCAGCTAGGACCTTATCATCAGGTATGATGACAGGAGTTACTTCTCCTGCTCGTCAATGGTTTAAGCTTACAACATCTGAAGAAGACCTTAACGAACAGCCCGATGTAAAAGCCTACCTCAAAGATGTAGGCGATAAGATTAGAATGACTTTTCTAAAGTCGAATCTATATAACGTACTTCCTACTTTGTATGCGGATCTAGGAACTTTTGGGACTGGATGTATTTTCATGGAAGAAGACTTTGAAAGTACTGTTAATTTTATCTCCTTTCCTATCGGCTCATTTATGATTGCTAATGATAAAAGAGGAAAGGTATCAGTATTTTTTAGAGAATTTCAGATGACTGTGCGTCAAATTGTGGACAAGTTTGGACGTACTAATCCTAATGATCCTACATTTATTGACTGGTCTAATATTTCAGATGCTGTCAAAAATCAGTACATGAAACATCAGCATGAGACTCAGGTAGATATCTGTCATTTTATCTTACCTAATGAGCAGTACTCTCCTAATAAAATGGAGTCTAAGTTTAAAAGATATCAGTCTCTTTACTATGAGAAAGGCATCTCATCGACTAATAACTCTTCAAGTTATGCAATGTCATATCCTGATAAATTCCTATCTGAGAAAGGTTACGATTTTTTTCCAGTAATGGCTGTCAGGTGGGAAGTGGCAGGAGAAGATACTTACGGTACTAACTGTCCAGGTATGGTATCTCTTGGAGATGTTAAACAGCTACAGCTTGCAGAAAAGAGAATAGCTGCAGCTCTAGATCAAAAGGTCAAGCCATCTATGGTAGGACCTACATCCCTTAAAAATGCTAAAGCTTCTATTCTTCCTGGAGACATCACGTATCTTGATGAGAGAGAAGGTACTCGAGGCTTTAGAAGACTGTTTGAGATTGACTTTGATATTAGAGAGCTTGAAGGCAAGCAAGAGCAAGTACGTATCAGAATATCTAAGGCTTTTTACGAAGACCTATTTCTTATGCTTGCAAATACAAACAGAAGACAAATTACTGCTAGAGAAGTTGAAGAGAGACATGAGGAAAAGCTACTAGCTCTTGGACCAGTCCTGGAAAGAATTAACCAGGATCTCCTAGATCCTCTAATCGAAAATACTTTTGCAATCATGGATAAGCAGGGAATACTACCCGAGCCTCCTGATAGCTTAGCAGGAAGAGAATATACTATTGAGTACGTGTCAGTTATGGCTCAAGCTCAAAAACTTGCTGGTATTGGCAACATCGAGCGCATGGCTGGTTTTGTTGCTCAAGTAGCAAGTCTAGATCCTTCAGTCATTAACAAGTTTGACATTGAAGAGGCTATAGAAGTCTATGGCGATCTAGTGGGAGTCGATCCTAATTTAATTAAGAGTAAAGAAGAAGTGGAGGCAATCAAAGCGGAGCAAGCAGCCCAACAAGCTCAGATGCAGCAAATGGCAGCAGCGAGTGAAATGGTCAATGCAGGAAAAGCTTTGAGTGAAACCAAGATGGACGAGGACACAGCCCTTGCCCAGCTAATAGGAGGATAACTTGGATATCTCGGACGAAAGGTTAGTCAAAGATTCAGAGCAGAAAGAGAAGGATCTCAGAAAGCAGCAATTGAATGACATCAAAACAGTCTTATCCAATAATTCAGGAAGAAGATTAGTCTGGAGACTTATGGAGAGATGCGGAGTCTTTTCTTCAGTCTACAGTGAGACTCCTCCTACTATGGCTTATCTATCAGGACAGCAAGATCTTGGACACTTCATCATGGGAGAAATTGTAGAAGCAGATGAAAATCTTCTGCTAAAAATGATGAAAGATAACAAAAAAGGAGATCTTAATGTCTGAAACATTAGTTACTCAAGAAGCAGTAGAAAGCCAAGAAACAGTAGAAAGTAATGACTCACAACTAGAGTCAGTGACAAAAGAAACAGAAGATGCCTTTTATGGCAATAGCAACCAAGCTCAGACAGATTCTCAAGAGTCTGCTTCAGACGAGAAAGCCGCTTCCAGTGAAGATCCGAGTCAGGACAAAGTAGCAAAGGAAGAGGACGCTAAAGCTGAAGATAGTACGGAGGAGAAGAAGGAAGAAGAGCAAGCTGTAGAGTACAGTCTAAACCTTCGAGAAGGTAGTTTACTTGGTAAAGGATTTCTAGAAGATGTAGAATCTTTTGCAAAGGAAAATAACCTTTCTAACGAGGTAGCGCAAAAAGTACTTGATAAGCAGCAAATGGTACTCGATAGTTTTATCGAGGCTGAAGCTAATAGGCATGACAAGGAACTCGAGGAGTGGAGACAAGAAGTTATCAATGATCCTACTCTAGGTGGAGACAATCTTAACAAGACTGCTGAAGATGCAAGACGAGTAGTAACTCGTTTTGGAAGCGAAGGCTTTATCCAGATTCTGAAAGAAACAGGATACGGAGATCATCCAGAAGTAGTGCGATTTTTGTCAAAACTTGGTAGCATTATGTCAGAGGATAGCTTAATCCTGGCAAAAGCAGGAGCTAAAGATAAACCTCTCGAGGACTACTTTTATAAAACAAACTAACAGGAGATAAAAATGGCTACACTATCAAGTAATGCTTTGACTCTTGCAGATCATGCTAAGAGAGTCGATCCAGAAGGGAAGATCCCTAAAATTGTGGAAATGCTTTCACAAACAAACGAGATTCTAGACGATATGCTTTTTCTAGAAGGTAACTTGCCTACTGGTCATAGATCATCAGTACGTACAGGTCTTCCTTCAGTTTATTGGAAGCTTTTGAATCAGGGCGTACAGCCAAGTAAATCACTTACTGCTCAAGTAGACGAGCACGCTGGTATGCTCGAGGCTTGGTCAGAAGTTGATAAAGAAGTCGCTGAACTCAACGGAAACGTAAATGCTTTTAGACTTTCTGAAGCTTCTGCTTTTATCGAAGCTATGAATCAGGAAATGGCATCAACACTCTTCTACGGAAATCAGGGAGTATCCCCTGAAGAATTTTCTGGTTTTGCCATCAGATACTCAGACAAGTCTGCAGCGTCTGGACAAAACATCGTAGATGCTGGAGGTACAGGATCTGATAACTCTTCAGTTTACCTAGTATGTTGGGGAGAGCAAAGCTGTACAGGTATTTTCCCAAAAGGATCAAAAGCTGGTCTTGAGCACGAAGATCTAGGACTTGTCACAATTGAGACTTCTAACGGTATTGCTGGACAAAGACTTAGAGCTTATCAAGACAGATTCCACTGGAAAGTTGGTCTTGCTCTTAAGGACTGGAGATACGTAGTAAGAATTGCAAACATTGACATCAGTAATCTAATTGCTAAGTCATCTGCTGCTGATCTTATTGATCTTATGATCAAAGCGATCCACAGAATTCCTAACCTTAATATGGGTAAACCATGTTTCTACATGAATAGGACTTGTATCCAGATGCTCGACATTCAAAGAAAGGATGATGTAGCAAGTGCTGGTATGAGATACGACGAAGTAGACGGAAAGCTAGTACCACACTTCAGAGGTATTCCTATTAAGAAAGTTGATGCTCTAACTGAAACAGAAGCTAGAGTAGTCTAATTAAAATTTAAGGAGATAATTATGTATATCGACGCACAAAATCTATTTTCAGATGAGCAAGCTCTTACGGGATCTGCTGCATCTTCTAATGTAATTGATCTCGGAGTTGATGGAAATCTCGGGATTGGTGAGCCTATGGTAGTAGTAGTATCACTTGATTCTGCTGCTGATGACTCTGATGGAGATGAAACCTACCAATTCGATCTCGAATTTGATGACAATGAGTCTTTCTCTTCTGCTTCTGTAGTAGCTTCTAGAACTTTTGCTAGAGGATCTGCTGCTGGAGATAAATTTGTACTTGCTGTCCCTGCTGACCAAAGCGGAGAGAGATACCTAAGACTTAGCTATACTCTAGGTGGTACGACTCCTTCAGTTACTGTTACTGCATTTTTAATTCCGCATAACATGGTCCATAACTATGTACAATATGCGGATGGATTTACTATCAGCTAGAGAGGTTAATGTATGAAAGTTAGAGCAACAAAGCTAGGCTACTACAATCACAGAAGGCAATATCCAGGAGATGCTTTCCATCTTAGAAAAAGTGAAGACTTTTCTAAAGAATGGATGGAAAAGCTCGACTCTGAGAAGAAACCTTCACGAAAAAAGAAAGTGGTTAAAGAAGACGATGCTGCTGACTTGAATCAGGACGTTATCTAATAAGGGGGAGCTTATGCTCCTCCTTTTTTTGAGGTATTTATGAGTAATCTAAAATTTAAAGAAGATAGTTATCGAGGAGCTGCAAGTATTACTCCTAGTGATTCTGCTGACCTTACAGATGCTGTATCTGCAGTTTACGTAGGGACTACTGGTACTCTTAAAGTCGATACTGCGAGTGGAGAGACTGTTACTTTTCAAAGCGTTCCAGTAGGGATCTTTCCAGTAGCTGTAAAGAAAGTCTACTCGACAGGTACATCAGC